AAAAAATGGAAAAGAAAGTAGTATCAGATAAGAATAAATTGTTTGCAGCAGTAAACACAGAATGCCATCACTTGAAGATAAGTCCTGATAGTGATGAATACTTGAAAGTTTGGGTTAAAGAACCTACATGGCTTCAAGTAGAAACCGCGCTTTCTAGCGTGTTAAATATAGATTCAAAATCACAGAATTTTGATTTAGATTTAAATAAGATGTATAGATACATGGTTGATAACTTCGTTGAAAAAACTGAACCAAGTTTATCTACTATTGATATGTTACGACTCAATCCCTATATTGGGAATCAATTGAAAGAAATACTCCCTAACCCCTTTGGTGATATAATGGGGGATGATGAGGGAAAGGAAGAAAATACCGAGCAGTTTTGAAAGGAGGGTCTAGTGACCCTATAACTGCGTCTAAAATAATGGTATATACCTTAGCGCAAGCATTTAGTATTAATCCCGTAGAAGTATATAACATGCCTATGAGTTTAGCAAAAGAAATGTTATTAATTCATGGTGAAGTTAAAAAGATAGAAGCAGAATCATTAGAACAAGCGAGGAATAAAATATGAGCGAAGTGGAGAAAAAAATAAATTCTCTCGCAGAAGCCAGTGCTGTATTACAAGAGCAAAATGATGGTTTAGGTCGCTCTTTCGCTAATTTATCTGAAAATAGTAAATTATGGACTATTGCTTCTAGAATACTTTCTGGAAGTGGTCTTTGGAGAATACAAAACAAAATTCGTGCGGTTGGAAACGTATTAACTGTTTTTTATGATGTTCAAGATTCTGGAACAAAAAGGATGCTTGAAAATGCTAAAAATATGAAGAAGATTACTGAATCTGTTGAGTATTTAACCGATTCTTTAAGAGATTTAGATGATACTCCTGAATTTGCGTCTGTAGCACAGGCTTTAATTGCTGCTACTGGTAAAACAGAAGATGAATTAGAAGTGTTTGAAAAAGTAAGAATAAAAGAACAAGCAGAAAAATTAGTTGAAGGCGCGTTTCAATCACAATTAATAACTGCTCAAAAAGTTCAAAAAAAGATGGGTAAACAATTAGCAAAAGCAGCACAAGATTCCCCCGTTATTAAAGGACTACAACAAATTGCTGATATTTTCGGTAAAGGGGGCGCAGGTGTTGTTGGTAGTGTTGCTAAACTGGCCGAAAAGGTAGATTTAGGAGATTTACCAAAAAAATTAATGGAACAGGAAAAGACATTATCAACTGTAACAGAGAAACAAGCAGAACTTAAAAAACTAATAAAGGAAGAATCAGATAAATTATTTGGCGTTGAAGAAGATGCAGATGAAGCAAAACTAACACGTTTAGAAAAAGAACTTGAAAATATAATAGAAGAAAAGAAACAAGCAAAAAAAGATTTAAAAGAGATTAAAGCCGAAATCAAAGAAACAAAAGATAAGGGAGTAATGAGTGTTCTAAGAGCAGGAAGGGCTGCTGGTGGAGAAAAAGAAAGTGAAGGGAGAGTAGTCGGATGGTTCAAAAAAAGAGAAGAAAAACTGAAACAACACAGATTAAAAGGTGAAAAATGGCGAGCAAGGATGATGAGGTTACAAAACTTAATTGGTCGATTGGCTGCTAGTGTATTGAAATACAGTTTCTTATTTGTTGCTGCTTTAATAGGAGTTTATGCAATTTATAAATTTTTTCAAAGAAATGGTCCCGCTATTATGAATTCCTTTACAAAAATACGTGATGGATTATCATGGGGATTTGGGATTTTAAGCGATGTTTTTGAAAGTTTATATGAAGATTTTATAGATTTAAAAGATGCATTTGTAAATGGAGATATTATGGAAGTTATTTCGCTTGGTTTATCAATAGTAAAAAATGTAATATTTGCTGGACTTATATCATTAGGACTGATTTTGGGCGCACTTTTAGGAGCAGTTTGGGCGATATTACATGGTGCATGGGTGCAAGCCCTTGAAGATACTGCTAATGGATTTGAAGCGGCACTTCGATGGTTAGGGCAAATTGGTGCATTAATAGGAGGAATACTATTAATTATTGGTATGATTGCTTCATGGTCTTGGGTTCCAATGTTAGCAATTGCTATTGGAACTGCTATTATGAGTGCTATTGGTTTTGCATCTACTGGTGGAACTGTAACTACACCATTAACAGTTGTTGGTGAAAGAGGCCCTGAAATAGTTTCTTTACCAAAAGGTTCTAAAGTTACTTCTAATGCACAATCTAAGAACATGAGAAGTGGTGTAACTAATAATATAACAGTTCAGGTTCAAGGAAGAATTGGTGCATCTGACCAAGAAATTAGAGATATTGCTAAGAAAGTAGGTGAACATATTAATCGTGAAATAAATAGACATACATCATCGGGGGTAAGAAGATATGGTTAGTTATAATGATGGATTTAGAGTCCTTTTAAATTTACAATCTCGAAAGACAGGTGATTTATATACAACTAACAGAATACCATTGTTATGTAATAATGTTCAAATACAAACTGGTAAAACTGTAATGTCTTTTCCTGTTCCATTTAGCGGTTTAATTACGGGAGAATCATCAATTGCTTCATTAGATTTAGGTATGGCTGATAAAACTATTAGTTTATCTGGAACAATTATTGAAATGAATATTGCAAAAAAATATAATGATACTGATGGTGAAATATCAAAATCATTTACTGCATTTGAAATAGCACAATTAATTCATTCATATGTTGATTCTTCTTTCTTACAACCTAATCAAAATTTAAATGAGTTAATTATTTTATTACCATCAAGAGTAGATAAAACATTTGAATATCATTCTGGTGTAGATGCAACGACTGATATTTCTAATTTACCTACCATACCTTTTACATATAAAGTAAGAAATGAGGATAATATTGGAACATTAAGTGGATATAGTGATACACTTGATGCATTTGCAGGTGATTTTCCTGCTCTAAGTAGTGATGGATTAGAAGTTAGTGGTTTAAAAGGATTCGTTAGGAATTTTTCTACAACAATTGCTGCTGATACTGGAACAATAGAATTTAATATGGACTTTCAAGTAGCAACAATGTCTATGGGGTAATAAAATGTATTCAACATATGTAGGGCAAAACAATAGTTTAGTTTTTCCTGTTATGTGTAGTGGATATATTAAATTAGATTATAGTGATAATGTAGTGGATGATGCTGGAACTGATAATGTTTATGGTATTTGGGATGATTATGATAGTTTTACCTTTGAAGCAATTGTAACTCCTTATGATGTTATGGGGAATGCGACTAATTCTTTTAACACATCAGTTAAAAGTATGCCCGCAGTAGGTAGTGGTCAGGGTCTTAGTTATTTATCTGCATCAAATAGAGGAAGCCATAGAATGTGTTTGTATAGTTGTTCAGCAATAGAAATAATATTAAGAAATACTCAAAATTCATCTACATCTGCTCCGGCTGAATATAGAGTGGAAACTACTACATTACTTGGTAGCACAGAATGGACATGTAATTCTAGCACTTGTATTGTTTCTACTGCTGGTAAAAAAACAACTACTGAAAAAGAAAATGTATATTCTCATACCCCATTTCATATATTAGTTACTTTCAATAATAATTCCAAAAACATTAAAATATTTGTTAATGGAATGAATGTGGGAGAACAGACATTTGATACTACTGATGATTTTGCTATGGGTGCAGAAGATATTTATATTGGTGTAGACCATGCACAATTTTCTAATGCTGATGCTTATACACGAAGGCAATTTATGGGTGAAATACATGAATTAGCATTTTCTAATATTAATGTTGAACGAACACCAAGACAATTTACATTACATCCACAAATACATAATACCTTATTGTATCTAAAATTTGAGGAGGGTAATGAATGACTAATACTTATTCTGATTTAGTTGTTATGCAACGGGGTGGTTTAACTACTTCTACCCCACCTAGCAATTCAGGAGTAGAAGTTCCAACAAATCCATTAATTAGATTTTATAATCCTAATTCTGCTTCAACAGGTGGAGAATGGCCAGCAAATGTAGGTAGCCCAGAAACTACTACTCCTATTACTGCAACAGGTATTGTTTGTTATGAAGTTATTAAAAACAAATCAACAGGAGATACTGTTGCTACAAATGGAGTAAGTCATACAAACGGTAATCCTGTTCAATTAAATAGAATTTTTCCTACTGCGGCTGATGTTACAACATATGCTGAAAACTTCGCTAATACACCCGGATATAGAATTACTATTGACCCAACTTTAGATACTTTAAACACACCTTCAAGTAATCACACTTCTGTTATTACAAATAGTAGTTATGACCATTTTGTGTTATTATTTCCAGACGATGAAAATAAACACCATTTTGCTAAAATTACTGAATACATTAAAGATGATGATGGTGATAGAACTTCATTTGAATTTACTCCTAGTTATAGTAAAGAAATCCCTAAAGGAACTAAATTTACGATTTTTAAAGGACCACAATTTAGGGATGGTTCTGGTAATTTAGTAAATACAGATGTTGTAGCATTAGCATATGGATTAAGAATGGGTGGTAGTGGTAATAAACATGCTAATCATACATACTTATCAAGACCTAACTTTTACTTTTATGAAGATAGAGTAAATAATTCAAGTGAGTTAGACCATAATACAAAATATACTTTATACTCATCTAGGTCAGATGGTTCTTCTGTTTCACATATTAAAACAGTATTTTCTACTGTTCAAGATTTTGGTGAAAGAATTATTGATAATAGTTTATATTCATACAATATTAAATTAGTAGATAATTTGAGAGATGCTGATGAATCAGCAACAAATGATTATGTGGATTGGGACACTTGTATTTTAAATATTCAAAGAAAAACAGGTGATACTGGTAGTGTTTATGCTGGCCCCACTAGATATTTACATTATACTCCTTCACCTGAAGAATGTTCTTTACATGTAAATATAATGGATATTGAAATAAATAAAAACATTTCAGTCAGTGGTGATTATTGTGAAATAAAATTCACCGACGCTCAAAGAATTATGTCTAGTAAGATAAAGGAAAATGACCCACTAACTGTAAGAAAAAATTTAACTCATAATAGCATGAGTAGTGAATATGATGCACAATTAATAGGAACATTTACTGGAACATCTGGTTCAACATCATTGACTGTAACTTTAGAAAACGGCCAAGATTTAACTAATTTATTGAAAAGTGGTAGTGATTATCAAGATATTAAATTAGGTAATCATTATTATAGTATTAGTGCTATTAGTTCGGTTAGTTCTAATAGCCAAACTTTAACGATTAGTCATTATGGAACTAGTATTAGCAGTAGGTCGAGTGGTGGACTACAAGCAAATTATTCTAGTGAACTTGCATACAGACCGCGATGGTCTACAATAACTCAAAATTTAATAGTTGATTTTGAATTAGATTCTAGAATTTCAGATTTAGAAATTTTCTTAACTCAAGGAACTTTAGCAGGAACAAGATTACCTTTCGCCACAGCAGATACTAATAATAATTTTGTTACTTTAACATACACAACAACCAGATTTAATTCAAATTTAATTCAACATATTTTAGATTTTTATGTTGGTGGATATATTATAGACAAAAAAATATTTGAGGGTGTTGTAGAAATAATTATAGAAGAATCTTTTCAAGGAATACCAACATTTAAAATTATTGGAAGAAATAAAGTTAGAGAATTACTTGGGCCAATAATTAATAGAAATTACACTCATTCAGAAGATATGGTATATTCAACATATGGGCCTATTGTAGAGTCGGGAACAATATCGAATGGTTCTTCTGATATATATTCAGTAGGTTCGGTGGATATTAATGATAATACAATTACAATAAATCATCATGATGGTGATTCTGCTGGAACACAAGCAATATATGTTGGGCAATTAATCTTTAATTCCGATAAACATTTTGTTGGTGAAGTAGCATCATTTAATGATACTTCAAATGTTATTACATTAAAAGATGGTGCTATGACTTCACTTTCAAATACTGAGCCAATACATTTTACTTCATATCCATTATTATCTTTTTCTAAAGCAATTCAATCTAATAACAATAAAGTTAATTCTGCAACATCTTTAGACGCAAGTGCAAATA